GGCGGGCAAAAATCGAAAAAATAACGGCTACGGGTGGAGTTCTTAGCGTCCGCCAATGGAGCGCGAAGCCATACCGAAGCCCCCAAGAAGTTATAACCGAGATTCCGGCCGGCATTGTAGGCGTGCAAAGGTTGGCGTTACGGCGCGAACGTCGTGTAATAAATCACTATGCGGAAGAACAGGATAAACCGATAGCAACTGCCACTTATTACGATTATACGGCAGAGGTAGACGGCCACCCCGTCCCCCTGGAGATTTTAGCCGAAAACGACGGGCTTACGGTAGACGATTTTAAGGCATGGTTCGCGCCGATTTTCGCCGAAACAGATAAGAAGTACCCGCAGTTCGCCGGGCTTGCTTCTGCCGTTACGATTGACTTCGCTATTATTCACTTTACAAAAAGGCGGTACTAATGGGAACACGAAGCGACAATTTGCCGAATGGCCTATATAGGGACGACGACGGAAGTATAGGGCTTATAATATGCCCCAAATGCCAGCGCGAAAACTATGCGCTTAATGTAGCCCTCGGTTATTGTACTTGGTGCGGCTACGACGCGAATAAAGATTATAACATACATAAAGATAAAGACGATGAAAGTAAAGGACATAATTAAAGACGACAAATTTAACGAGTTCTTAGGCTACGAAATAGAAGCCTATAACAACCGACCGGCTCCGCAAGAAGGTTGCAGGTATCGCCGGACACCGTACGACGCATTGAAGGATGCGGGAATATTTACGGTAGAAGGTATTAGGGAAACTTTTATAAAGGTTGCGAACCTTGAAAGCGGCCTGCCGAAGTCCCAGCGCGACGCAATAACCGGGCTTGTATTCAGAGTAGCCCAAACGGTAGTAAACTATCGTGCGAAACAAGAAGTAGAAGCTAAAAAGTAGATATTATGGGATTCAAAGCAATAAAGCAGCATTACGATATAGGGTATATCGTGGCTATATATAACGAAGAAAAATACGGCGGGGATTGTATTTGTATCGGTTCCGGGTTTGTTCACGGGCTTATAGCCATAAATATAGAAACCGGTAAAGTTTTCTATTCATCATTGGTTACGCCCGGAGAAAATAGTGAAATAGGACAGCTTGCCGCTCGTATTAAGGCAGACGAAAAAAACGGGGTACTTCGGGCCTTGATTGATGAACCGGACACCTTCGCCCGTAACCTTCCGGTATTTACTACCGAGAATTGGGCAGTAAAGGCCGAACAATGCGAGGAATACGGTTGGCCCAATACCACCCACACGGGGCGAATAATGTACGAAAATACATACTTCCGTACGCGAGCCGAAGCGTACGCCGACCTACTTAAAGATACAAAGAACGGCATAAAACATCGCTGGATTGCCAGTAGCGTACAGGACGCATTACGAAAACTTAGGCGGGCTATTTGGCTATACATGAAAACTATCGGTTATTGGGTTGCGGCCCGCACTATTGGCCGCTTCATAATGAAACGAAGCTATGGGAAGAAAAGGACGTAGACCGGGGGCTATTGATACTGCCCCCCACCTTCCCGGAACCAAAACAGCCGCACGATAACAGCCGACACCGGGAATTATGCCGATTAGCGGGGAAATGGTTACGAAAGCCAAAATTCGGCTCCAGCTACTGCCCATACGTTGCCGTAGAATTGGTAACGGCCAGCCAAGAAATCCCGGACGTTTTCGGGTGGAACTATTGGGCTACGGTTCTTATCGAAGTGAAGGTTTCGCGTTCCGACTTCTTGGCCGATGCAAAAAAGAGTTTCCGCCAGCAGCCGGAAGAAGGCGTAGGGGCCTTTCGGTACTATTGCAGTCCCGAAGGATTGATAACCGAAGTCGATTTGCCGGATAAATGGGGGCTACTTTGGGAGAAAGACGGGGTTATAACCGTCGTTAAGGATGCGGAACGCCAGCAACAAAACGCGCAAGGCGAAATAACTATCCTTGCTTCGATTATGCGCCGCGAAGGGGTAAAGCCCCGGTTATTTGATTACAGAAAGCAAAATAATGAGTATGAAGCAGAACGAAGAAACTAAGGCTTTACAGGAAGAAATAAGGACACTAAAAGCCGAAAAGAAGGAATTGGCTTGTAGGTTAAGCGGTCTTTCTTCGACGTTAATACAGGTTCTTAAAGTAAAATCCCTTAGAGGTTGCGAGGTAAAAAATTGGGTGGGATTTCAGAACGGGAACGGTACGGACGTAGGGCAAGATATAGAACGATTGATTAAGCGGGCCGAACGGGAACAGAAGTATTTATTAACGGTTAAACACGAATAGGTATGTTCGACACAGATAAAGTTATAGTAGTTGCCGACGTTACGAAGCAGCCGTATTTATCGGTCGCTCGTTTTTCGGGCGGGTGCCGGGTAAATGGCGTATTCTACGCCTATGTTCTCCAGCGCGATATTTTGGTACGCGAAGATTGGTTAAAGGCATATTCGGCTATGGATTACGACAAATTTATAGCCGCCGTTAAAACCGGAGCCAAACAGGAATTACCGACTTGCCGGACTTGTAAGCACCGCCAGCGTTGGGAATTGAACGACCATAGCACGAAGATAGTGCAAAGTTGCGCCCTTCAAAAGAGCCGAAGAACGGGTAACGGATTGAAGCGAATAAAGGTAACTAACCCGGCTTGCCGCTTATACGAAAAAGAATAAAATTTATGGGACAAAGCAAAAAAAGACATTGTTGGAGTTGCATATACCTTGAACGAGATGCAACCAGCAATAACGACCATTGCAAGTTACAGAACGTAATAAAAAGTCGCAATGCGATAGCGTGTAAAAAACATAAGATTTGGTATAAAACAAAGGTTAAATGCGACATATAGAAAGCCAAATACAGAAGGACTGCGTTACTTGGTTCCGGTTGCAGTACCCGAAAATAGGCCGCCTTCTTTTCGCGGTTCCGAACGGCGGGGCGAGGAACGCAAAGGAAGCCGCGATTATGAAGGGCGAAGGAGTAACGGCCGGGGTTGCCGACCTTATCCTACTTTACCCTTCCGGCGGGTTTCATTCCCTTTGTATCGAGTTTAAGACCCCCAGCAAAAGCAGCCGGCAGACACCCACGCAAAAGGAGTGGCAAGCGTTGGCCGAAGCGCACGGTAATAAGTACATCGTTTGCCGTTCCTTAGAAGATTTCCAGCAGGTTATACGGGCATATATCCCCCATCTATGTTGGTAACTTTTTAATTATTCTTGGATAAAGAAGCGTATTATAATAATACGCTTCTTTTATTTTTGCGTAACGCGAATATTTACACACAAATAAACGTACGCAGGTATGAAAGAAAAGATTTTACAGGCTCTTACGACCTTTAAGGGCTACTTATTCAGTTCGGACAAATGGCTACATTTAGCGGCGGGCTTTATTATCGCCTTCTTCGTGGGGCTTTTCGGTGTATTCTATGGCCTTTGCGCCGGGATTGCGGCCGCCGCCGGGAAAGAGTTTTACGACAATTTCAGCAAGAAAGGAACCCCGGAAGTTTGGGATTTCATTTTTTCGGTAGTCGGTGTACTTGCCGGTGTCCTTAACGTACTATTGGCCCGCTTAGTCTTCCACTTCATCGTGTAGAGCCTATGACACCGAAGAAGATTATAGAAGCGGATATAGCCCAACTTGTACCGGACGACGTGAATTTTAACAAGGGTACGCAGTTCGGCCAAAGTTTGATAGAAAAGAGCCTGCGCCAATTCGGGGCGGGCCGTTCTATTCTTTTGGATAAGAACAACCGTATTATAGCCGGAAACAAGACCGTAGAAAACGCCGGGCAAATTGGCTTAGAAAAGGTTTTGATAGTCGAAACCACCGGCGAAGAAATAGTAGCGGTAAAGCGTACCGACATAGATTTAGACACGCGGGAAGGGCGCGAACTTGCCTTAGCCGACAATGCGACCGGGGCCGCTAACTTGGCTTGGGACGAAGCGGCACTTACCCAAGCGTCGGATAAGTGGGATATAGCCCCCGACGATTGGGGCGTAGAATTGGAAGGCTACGGCGGAGAAGGCGGCCAAGGGGAAGAAGATACCGAAGAACAGCTTAGAAGACTTAAAGACGACTTCGTAATGCCGCCTTTTTCCGTGCTTAATACCCGTACGGCCGAATGGCAGGAACGCCGCCGCGCTTGGTTGGAAATAGGCATAAAGAGCGAGGAAGGCAGGGACGAAGATTTGACATTTGCCAAATCAGCACAACCGCCTGCCTTTTACGATACCAAAAACGCACTTCGGGAAACCTTGGGGCGGGAACCGTCTACCGATGAATTGTTAGCGGAAATGGAGAAGCAGGGAATACAAGCTATGGCGACTACTTCAATATTCGACCCCGTTCTAACCGAACTTTCCTACCGTTGGTTCAATATTGAGGGCGGCCGCATTTTAGACCCCTTCGCCGGTGGAAGTGTTCGCGGTATCGTAGCGGCAAAATTGAATATGCCGTACGTTGGTAACGACCTTCGGGAGAAACAGGTAGTAGCCAATATCGAGAACGCGAAGGAAGTATTAGGTAACATGCCGGCCGACATTGCGCCGCGTTGGACGGTTGGCGATAGTACGCAGCTTGAAGACGTGTTACAAAAGAACGGCGTTACCGGCGATTTCGATATGGTATTTTCTTGCCCGCCGTACGCAGATTTGGAAGTATATAGCAATGACCCCCGCGATATTTCCAATATGGATTACCCGCAGTTCTTGGAAGCCTACAAAGCCGCAATAAAGCAGGCTTGCGCCCGATTGAAGAACAACCGCTTTGCCGTCTTCGTAGTTGGGGATATTCGAGATAAAAAGGGCATTTACCGCAATTTCATAGGCCACACTATCGAAGCCTTTACGGAGTGCGGCCTAAGCTACTATAACCATTTGATTTTAGTAAACCAGGTAACAAGCCTTGCTATCCGGGTTCGCAAGCAGATGAACACGGGCCGCAAAATTGGCAAGCTACACCAAAACGTATTAGTCTTTTGCAAAGGTTCGGTAGAAGAAACGGTAGACCAATTCGAAGAAGTGCAGGTAACGAAGGCCGTAGAACAGTTCAATAAGACCCGCGCGAATAGCGGCCTTCACGACGACGTATTGGTATTCTACAAAGGCGACCCGAAGGCGATTAAAGAAGAATTTGGAGAATTACACGCGGGGGACGATTTACCGCAATAAGTAAGTAATGGGAAGACCGACGAAATACAATAAGAAGATAGCCGAAAAGATATGTTCGCTTATCGCTACCGACACCTATACGGTGGCGGAAGTATGCCGTATGGTTAAAATTTCCGATTCTACTTATTACGATTGGATTACCCGGTTTCCGGAGTTTTCGGAGAATATAAAAAAGGCCGAAGCGGAACGTATGGCCTTCTTCGTAGCCGAAGCGAAAAAAAGCCTTCTACGAAAGATACAAGGGTACACGGTGCAGGAAAAACACATCACTACGGTAGGTTCCGGCAAGTACGACATAAACGGCAAGGAGATACCGCGAATAAAGGAACAAAAGATAGTCGATAAACACTACCAGCCGGACACGGCAGCGATAATCTTTACACTAACCAACGGAGAGCCGGAGAATTGGAAGAACAGGCAGAACAACGAGGTAACAGGCAAGGACGGTAAGGACTTATTCGGGCAGCTTACCGACGAAGAATTAGACGCACGTATAGCCGAATTGGAAAAGAAATTAGATAAATGACGCGCCAAGAGAAAATAGAGTATATAGCCGCATTGCGGGAAAGGTTGATACGCGAAGCACGTACCGACCTTTTGCCGTTTACCCGTGCTACTATGCCTACTTTCGACCCTGCTGAATTTCATGTACGATATTACCACGTTCTAACCTTATTCGCGGAAGGGAAGATTAAAAAGCTAATGGTATTCATGCCGCCCCAGCACGGCAAAAGCGAAGGTTCTACGCGCCGCCTTCCGGCTTATATACTTGGCCGGAACCCGGACAATAAAATAGCCGTCGTAAGCTATTCGGCACCGAAAGCCCGTAAGTTCAACCGCGAAATACAGCGCATTATAGACACGCCGGAATATGCCGAGATATTCCCGGAAACGCGCCTTAATTCATCGAACATTACGACCGTTGCCGGTGCATGGCTTCGCAATGCCGACGAGTGCGAAATAGTAGGACACCGGGGCGGTTTTAAGACCGTCGGCGTAGGTGGCCCGCTTACGGGCGAACCGGTAGATACCCTGATAATGGACGACATTTATAAGGACGCTAAAACGGCGTGGTCGGCAGTTGTTCGGGAAGCTATCGAAGATTGGTACGATACGGTTGCCGAAACCCGATTACACAACAATAGCCAGCAGCTTATAGTATTTACCCGCTGGCACGAAAAGGACTTAGCCGGCCGCCTATTGGAGCAGCAAGGAATATACGACCCGGTAAACAATCCGAACGGGTGGGTAGTAGTAACCTACCAAGCGATTAAGAAGGGCGCACCTACCGAATACGACCCGCGCGAAGAAGGTACGGCACTATGGCCCGAACGCCACAACTTAGAAAAGTTGGAAGCCATACGCACCCGAAACCCGCACGTATTCGAAAGCCTTTACCAGCAAGACCCCAAACCTTTGCAGGGCCTTATGTACGAAAATCCTTTTAAGGAATACGACATACTGCCGGCCACCAAGCTACGGAAGGTTAAGAACTATACCGATACGGCGGACGAAGGCGCGGATTTCCTTTGCTCGATAACCTACCTTGAAACCGAGATAGGAAACTTTATTTTGGACGTGCTTTATACGGCTAAACCTATGGAGTACACCGAACCCAAAACGGCCGAAATGCTAACCAAACACGCGGTAGAATTGGCCGTAGTAGAGAGCAACAACGGCGGCCGGGGCTTCGCGCGTAATGTAGAGAAACAAGCCCGGTTAATGGGTAACAACAAAACCCGTATTAAGTGGTTCCACCAAAGCCAAAACAAAGCCGTACGCATATTTACGCATAGCGCGGAAGTGCAAAACCTTACCTATTTCCCGCGCGGGTGGGCGCAAATGTGGCCCGATTTCTACCAAGCCCTTACGCACTATATGAAGGTTGGCAAGAACGCCCACGATGACGCGCCGGACGCATTGACCGGAACCGTAGAGCAACGGCCAATTACAGGTAAGAAAAGCGCGGCCGGATATTTCGCATAATGTTTAACTATCAATAGACAATAAAATGAACAGCAAGCAGATTAACGAACTTTTGGCGAGCGAGAACCATAGTACCGCTATTGCCGAATTGAAGAACGGACGTAATGCGACCGAGCCGAACGCGGCCGAATATATCGCCCAGCTTGACCCCCAAGGCCACGACGTAAACGACCCGGTAAAGCGTAGGGATAAGAAGGTAAAAGTAGACCTTTCCGACTTCGATATAAACGACGAAGAAAAGAAGAACATAAAGACCGTTACCAATGGCGACGGGGAAACCGAAAACTTCCGTATCGAGCCGGTAGCCCGCGTAGCCTTGGCGATTCAGAAACTTATAGTAAAGCGGGCCGTAGCCTTCACGTTTGGAAACCCCGTAATTCTTAATGCGGAACCGGAAGAAGGCACCAAGGAAGCCGACGTTTTGAAGGCTGTAAAGCGTGTTTTGTTCGATAACAAAAGCCGCACCCTTAACCGAAAGGTAGCGCGGGGTATGTATAGCAGTAAGGAATCGGCCGAACTTTGGTACCCGGTGGAGAAACCGACGAAAAACTACGGCTTCGATTCAACGCACAAACTTCGGGTAGCCATTTTTAGCCCGTTGTTCGGCGATAGGCTTTACCCCTACTTCGATGAAACGGGCGATATGGTAGCTTTTTCCCGCGAATACGTCGTAAAGGATAGCGCGGGGGTAAAACATACCTATTTCGAAACCTATACCGATACCGAAATACGGAAATGGACGCTTACCAGCAACCAATGGCAGTTATTGGACGGCTACCCCAAGAAGAACCAAATAGGCAAAATCCCGGTTATCTATGGCCGCCAGCCCGCCGTAGAATGGGAAGACGTGCAGAACCTTATAGACCGCTTGGAAAAGTTGCTTTCTAACTTCGCCGATACCAACGACTACCACGCAAGCCCGAAAATCTTTACTACGGGTACTATTTTGGGTTGGGCCAAGAAGGGCGAAAGCGGGGCCGTTATCGAGGGCGAAGAAGGCGCGACCGCACAATATCTAAGCTGGGCGCAAGCCCCCGAAAGCGTCAAATTAGAGATAGAAACCCTTTTGCGTATGATTTACACCATTACGCAAACGCCGGATATTGCTTTCGATTCGGTAAAGGGTATCGGGGCCGTTTCGGGTGTAGCCTTGAAGTTGCTATTTATGGACGCGCACCTAAAAGTACAGGACAAATGCGAGGTGTTCGACGATTATTTACAGCGTCGATTAAGCGTAATACAGGCGTTTTTAGCACAAATGAACGCCAAGGATAAGGCTTTTGTAGACGCTTGCGGTAGCCTTATTATCGAACCCGAAATAGTGCCGTTTATGATTGAGGACGAAGCCGCGAACGTAAACCTTCTTCTTTCGGCCACCGGTCAGAAGGCTATTTGTTCGCGGAAGACGGCCGTACAACAGTTGGGCTGGGTAAACGACACGGACGCAGAGATAGAACAGATAGAAGCCGAAGAAAGCGCGGCTTCCTATTCGTCTATTTACGAACCCACCGTATAACTACTAACCAAGTATCTAATTAAGATATGGGTAACATAGTAGCAAAATTCGACATAGATAAGCTATTTGCAGGCGTTTACGAAGCGGTAGACATCATAACTGCCACCGTTGTAGACGCTATGCAAATGGCTTGTTTAGAGGTTACGCAGAACGCTAAACTATTGAACACTTACAAAGACCGAACGCACCTATTACGTTCGTCGATTGGCTTTGTTATCTACAATCACGGCGAAAAGGTAGCGGAAAGTTTCGGTTCTACCGGCGGGGAGAAAGGAAGCGAAGGCGTAGAAAAAGGTAAGCGTATGGCGGAAGAAGCGGCAGCACAATACCCGAACGACATAGTAGCGGTTATCGTTGCCGCCGCCGATTATGCCCTATACGTTGAAAGCAAGGGGTACGACGTAATTAGCGGCCCTTGCAGCGAGTTAAACGCAATTTTAAGTAAGTATATCCAAATTGCAATAGAAGAACTTAGGGCGTAATGGATAAAAGGCAAGAAGTTATAAAATATATAGCAAGCGTAGAAAAGCAACTTTACGCCTTGTTTGGCAATACCTATCACGCGGCCCTAAAACTTACCGAGGTTAGGAAAGCGATAGAATCGGGGGCTTCTTTTACCTGGAAAGGGAACCCGGCCGCCGAACGCAAGTTAGACCGGTACCTAAAAGACCTTAGCAGCAAAACAGCCCTTATTACCAAGAACGGAATTATAGGAAGTTGGGACAAAGGAGAAGCACGGGTAAAGGAACAGGTGTTAGAAGTATTCGGGAAGACTTCGACGCGGCGGAAAGAAACTACCGACATTTGCGAACAGGCAGTAAAGGCACACCGGGCCAAAGGAGCAACGGGCCATGCCTACGCCAATGCCAGCCGCGAGGGTATGAACCTATCTACCCGTGTTTGGAATTTGACGGCGAAGGCGAAACAAGAACTTGAAATTATCATACAAAACGGCATACTTGAAGGGAAAAGCCCGGAAGAAGTAAGCCGTAGCCTTCGCGGGTACTTGAACAATCCCGACGCGCTTTATAGACGGGTTCGCAACAAGGAAACCGGGGAACTTGAATTAAGCCAAGCGGCGAAACAGTACCACCCCGGCCAAGGTGTATATAGGTCGGCGTACAAGAACGCCCGCCGCCTTGCCGTTACCGAAATGAACGCCGCCTACCGCCGTGCAGAGTGGGAAAGCTACCAAAATAACCCCCTTATTATCGGGTACGAAATTCGGTTGAGCAATAACCATACGGTAGTAATTAACGGTAAATTACGAACCTTATACGATATTTGCGACGTATTAGCCGGTCGATACCCTAAAACTTTCCTTTGGACGGGTTGGCATCCGCATTGCCGTTGCGAAATGGTGCCTATCTTTATTTCGGAAAGCGATTTTAGGGAACGAATAAGGGCACGTAAGGCCGGAAAGTTGAAGGATTGGAAACCGAACCCCCAGCGCACCGTAACGCAGGTTCCGAAAGCCTTGACCGATTGGATAGCCAAAAACGAGGAACGCTCGAAAGGTTGGAAGACCTTACCGTACTTTGTTCGGGATAACCGTAAAAGTATAGGCACGTTGCCGGTAAACACCTACACCGCCGAAGAACGGAAGTTTACGAGAGCAAGAAGCACAGCCGAAGCAATGGAACGGGCAACGCAATTGCTTAGTACGCTTTACCCGGATATTCAGAATACAGAACTTGCGGCCCTTCATCACTACACCCAGCAAGGCGGGAACTACCGGCAGCTTAATAAGCAGTTGGATAAAGGCACCCTTACCGACTTTAACAAGGCTTCGGCTTCCCTTATGGCTAAGGCGTTGGAAGAATTGCCGAAGTATCGGGGAACCGTCTACCGAGGCGCGATTATGAAGCGGAAGGATTACGAACGCCTTTACGCTGGCAGGGACGAAATAAAACACGCTATTTTCACTTCATCGACGAAGACCCCGGCCGTAGCTTGGCGATTTGCCAGCTATCGGGATTTGAAGAAGTCGGAAGTACGGATACTTTTTGAGATTCAGAGTAAAAACGGCCGCGACATATCCGATATTTCGGAATTTAACGGTAAATTTGCTACCGAAGACCAGCAGGAAGTATTATTTACTAACGGTACCAAGTTTAAGATAGTAAGCACCGATACGGATTTGTTCGGCACTATTTACGTTAAAATGCGGGAATTATGACAGACGAAGAGAAATTAAAAGCCCTTGACCCGAAGAACCCGTTTACACAGGCTATAAAGGATTGGGCGAATACCCCGGAAGCAGAGCGGCAAAAGTTTTACGAGCGGAACGCGGCCGCTATTGACCGTTGGCAGGCAGAAACCGACGCAATGGCGGAAGACGACGATACAGACGAAAAGAAGGAGTAGCACCGCGCTACTCCTTCCTTATTTTTCCCAAATTTCCATTTTACGGCGTTCTGTTTGGCGGACGGGTATTTAATACTACACAAAGACGATGCACGAAAATAGGGGCGTTTCTCGGCATTAAAAAGGCTCCTTTGTTTTAGATAGCAGTTTAAGCAAGCGTTCGTTATATTCCGAATCTTCCCCGAATACACCAATAGCCACTCTTAAAACCCGGATTTCGTTTTCCCTATCCTTTTGTCGTCGATATATAATTTTCGGTGCTGATATACATATTTACACTGAAAAATCATAGAAAGGCTGGAGTTGGGAAATCCCCGAACCAGTCTTTTCTATTTATTTAACGTTTCAAATTCCATTCTCGTAAAATAAGAGCCGATAACCTATTTTGTATCGGCTCTTTCCGTCATAGTTTTCAAGAATTATGCAGATTTATTTTGTGACTATGACACACATATAACGTGCTATGTGGCATTTCACATCATTTAACCATAAATCGAGTTACCTCGTCTTTCACTTTTTCGTTATATGCACAGGAGGTTATCGGATTTTTATCAAGATTTTCTCCGTGAACTCATTGTTGAACGAATCAATCTTTGTAAATTGTAACATCATCAAAAGTTGGAGGACAGCCATATGAAAGACCCATTCAAACTTAATGTATCATCCCTCATGGCTTTATACGAATTGTTTCCTACAGAAGAAGCCTGTATCAAACATCTTGAAGCTATTAATTGGCATGGCAAACCTGTTTCACCATTTGACAAGACTTCCAAAGTTTATAAATTGAGAAGCGGCAAATATCGCTGTAAGAATACAGGTCAGAACTTTACCGTTCGCACAGGCACGATGTTTGAAAAGACGAAAATAAGTCTACGCAAATGGTTTACAGCTATTTGGATTGTCACTAACGATAAGTCTGGAATTTCATCCTATCAGTTGGCAAGCCATATAGAAGTAACGCAAAAGACGGCTTGGTATATGCTTCAAAAGATAAGGCGGCAAATGTATCTTGCCAACGAATCCATGCTGAAGGGCAAGGTGGAAGCGGACGAGACCTATATCGGTGGAAGGAATAAAAACCGACACTGGAACAAGAAAGTCAAACATTCACAAGGTCGTTCTCATAAAGACAAAACTACTGTCGTGGGAATGATAGAACGGGACGGATTTTTGGTAGCCAAAGTTACAAAAGATACAACTGCCGATACATTATCGTCCTTGATACTTGCTTTCGTAGAACCCGATACAATCCTGTTTACAGACGAAAATGCCTCTTACAATCAGATAGGACGAATTTACGAACGCTATTATGTTGACCACGGCAAACACCAATACGGCAATGGAGACATCACTACTAACAGGATAGAGGGAGCTTGGACAGTCCTTAAACGTATGTACCACGGAACTTACATAAACTTGCCCAAGAAACATCTGCAAAAGTATGTTGATGAGTTCGTGTATAGGTATAATCTGAGAGACATCAGCAATTCAGACCGATTTAACTGTTTCCTCTGTTGCGCTGACACACGTTATACATACAAACAAATGAGAGAATCAGTATGTCTAAAATGAAAAGAAGAAAAGAACCCACGGAGTTCAGACTTGGAACAATCATTGTTCCCTATATTGAAATGTTCGATGAAGCAGTAGCCATAAGAACGGAGGGTGTACAACTTATCATTGACACCTATTTTAACGACCTGTCTATTGATGACATTCCCCAGCAATATGTGTTCACTTGGGACTGGTTCGGTAAAGGTTACAAGTTTACTGTCATAAATCACCTCTACAAGTCGTCAAGGGCGAAAACAAAACGTGGCTTTAAGAAGTTACTCGCAGAGGCACTGCCATTGCTTATAGACCCTAAAAACGAACTGATAAAAAAGCCGGAACTTAGTCCGGCTGATATGAATCGGTTTAATACTGTACTATCAATCAAGTAATGCTATTTGTTTTTAATAGGAATTACTGAAAACACTGTATAAGTAGCAGGAACGGTAACGATTATTCCCTTTGGACTTTCAACTTCTGTATGAGAATCAACTCCATTGTTATTCAAATACCAACTCAACTTTTGTTTTGTTACGACAACGACCTTTCGTCCTGTTACCCTGTCCGTACCCTCGTATGTATAGGATTCTTTTCCACTACTTTTGTATTTGACACCTAAATTGATAATATCCCCTCGGACATTGATATAAATACCGTATGTCTTGTCCGAACCGTCATAGGAAATTTCAAGTTTTTGTGTCCAATGCTTCATGTCGTTGTCTGTTATTAAGCAGCCTCTTTCATAGTTGCATAAACGGACGTTTCCATGAACTAACACTCCTTTATCGGGAGTTACAGAATTTTGACCTTGAACATTTGTAAATGCTCCAATCAGCATAATAAATACTGATAAAACGAAATACTTTTTCATAATGGCGAAATTTTTCGAGTTTTTCTCAGACAGCCAGTGAGAAATTACGTTATATACAAAGAAAGTGGACTGCCACCTGTGTGAACTCGAAAGCATCGCCAAACGCTTGTACAAACACACAGATGAGCAGCCCACTTGATATAGGTTGCCCACTGTGCCTCATTTGTACTTTTTGTTGAATTGGCGATTCTTCGAGTATCAAGGCACTTCCCTTTATTTTCCACAATGTTTAGCCTCGGAAGGCTACTGCAAAGATAGCTGTTTTTGGGCTTATATTCATCAATACTTTATTTTAATTGGAACAAAATTTTGTTTGATTGGTATCTTCCAATCTAAAATTTGTTTGGTTAAAAGCCCACAAATCCCCCCTTTCTCTTTTCATAATTATAAGTGGTACATCGCCTGCATGAATGAAAACTTTGGATTTAGTATTTGGATCAAAAACTTCCAAGCCTCGAATATTATTCCACTTAATTTCAACATAATTCTTAGTTCCGGAGCTAACAGGCTGATAAGCTGAAGGAGGATAAGTCGGCTCTCCCCCTTTGTTAAACATATACACCTGACTTTCGGTTGAGCCAGGAGTCGTTATTTCAATTCTCAGAGTGTTGATTTTGGGAGCAGCTTGTGCCAAATCAACTGTAACTGTTTTATTGGTTCCATCTTGCTTATAAGTGGCAGTTCCAGTTCTGCTATTATTATTAGGATTTGGTTCTGAAACGACTCTGGTATCTGCAACATTAAACCCAGAAGAACCTGTAACTGTCCATGGAACATTTTCCTGGGTTGATGTTTCGACTCCGTTTATAACTTTCTTTCGGTAGGAAGTTACGGTAACGGATTTCGTTTCACCACCAGCGACGAAACTGAGCGATGTCGGAGTCACGGAGAAGTAATAGTTCCAAGTTACTACTCCCGCAGCCTGACTTGCGCCAACAGTACGTGTCATCCCGCCACCAGCGACTGAAAGGCTCGTACTGCGTGTGGATTCTGTCTGGTTAGCAGACGCTGCGACAGTCACAGTTGTGCTACCACTTCCTCCGGAGTCCGGAGTAACTGTAATAAAATCTTTCTGCATACTCTTCAATATTAAAATGGTTATCTATTCAAATCAACTTTTGTTATCCACAGGTAATTGTCCGTTCCAAATTTGAAATCTTCTTTATGGATAGATTGGGTACGTTCCAATAAAGTCTGTTCGGTCATACCATTGGCAAAGTTGTGACCGACATTCAAGACAAGAGTAGTGATGTCTTGCGCATCATGGACTTCGTTAAATCGGCACTCACGAGTTTTAAGGTGTACATCATTCACAAGGAATACACGGTGTTCACCCAATACATCAAGGATAAGAACCTTACAATTACAGTTCATAACCAAACCTTTACAGGCTTTCAAAATGTTTTCGTCTAATTTCATATTCAGTAATATTAATGATTGATACTGAATATGTAACGTAGAAATCGGATAGTCCGTTTATGTCTTGGGAGTGGATTGCAATTGAGTAGAATGTAAAGAGGAAACGTTAAATAAATAGAAAAGACTGGTTCGGGGATTTCCCAACTCCAGCCTTTCTATGATTTTTCAGTGTAAATATGTATATCAGCACCTAATTTTCAACCTATCGTATGCGTGGCGACCGTTGGAACGCATCGCTATATTTTCTTCGTAGACTTTTACCGCGTCTTCTATATTCCCTTCCTTTTCGTACCTAATGCCAAGCAAATTTAGCTTTGCGCTTCTTTGTATTGAATAATCCAGCCGTCTACCTTTTGCAATGTTATTAAGTGCTTGGTAATAAATATTTCTATCTATTGTAACGTATTTGTTCCCTAATTGTTTAGCTTTGAAAGCCAAACGAGAAAGGCCGACTTCTTCCCCAGCGTAAACGATGTTTTGAGCCGATAAAAAAGATACAGGTACTTTTATTTCGTCTTTGTGGGCTTCGATATTAGAAGGAGTAGCCTCGGTGTTGCCACAAAATAGCTTTTTTATCCATTTCATACTATTGCTTTACGAAAATGTACGGTAACGATAAATCGGGGTCGTGAAGGTTCATTTTCGTATCGCTTTTTATCGAAAGCGCGAATTTCTTGTATAGCTTCTTGGTGGAAGTCCGGTATAGGCGTAGTTCATCGGCCGCGTTAGAGAGCCAATAAAAACACGGTACGTCTTCGTACCCCTCGCTATGGTAAACCAATTCGCCGAAGGCAGAGAAAAGCAAGCGTTCGCCTTCGATAAAGTCGTTTTCGTAGATTTCTACGGGCTTATTGTTTTGGGTTCCGAATATGATTTTATCCGGGTCGGGTTGCAATTCGGCACCGGGATAGTCGCCAAGGTTGGAAAATTGCGTATCGGCCCAAGTCCCATTAAATACGGATAAGGCTTTTTCTTGTTGTTCTGTGTAACTTCTTCCGGGGTCTTCATCTTTGGAACAACCGGCAAAAGCCACTACACAGGCCAAAAGGCAAAAGTAAATTTTCTTCATATCGAAAACTATTATTACCCCAAGGCCCGAACAGGCATTACACAAATAAAAAAGCGTGGGCCTTTCTTGGTTTACAAGTTTGAGGCATCGCCAAACGCCCACCGTAAAATAAACCATAACCCACGCTTAGCGATATATCGAACAATGATATACAGCAAGCAGGCGTTAATAGGTCTATCTATTACGGTTTGTTAATTGGCGATTTTCAAACTTAGATACCTATACGCTTTTACAAGCGTCCCCGGATTTCTCCCCGGAAACATTGCAAATATACTGCAAAAACACTAAACAACACTATTTTACGGCATAAAATCGCGCAAAGAGCAAGGCAGGGGCAACCCAGCCCCTACGCAGGAGCAGACCAGCACCAGCCCGGCGGCAGGCTTGGGGCTATTGTACTTCGGAATCAGATAGTTACGTTTGCTTTATTGCTTAATATCTTATAATACAATTATTTGCGGTTATGCGAAATTCATGCGTAAGCCATAGCCCAACCCCTAACCAGCCCCAAGCGAGGGGTTTATTTTGGGCCGCGCAACCTTCATTTATCAAACTATTATAAATAACTAAATATCAATTATTAAGGCACACACAAACAAGGAGCTTGCCAGCTCCTTGGCAGGGGGCTACTTAGCCCCTGTGGATAAATATAAGGATAAAGATATATATAGAGAGAAAGAGGGTGTAGGGGGAAAGAGAGGGAAAACGGGCTTTCGACTTGCGCCCCGAACTACCAACATTACCGGGCAGCTTGCAACATTAACTACCAACATTACCGGAATGTTGATAGTAACCGCCGCTATGTTGGTAGTTCCGCCGGCAGAATGTTGATAGTAACACAGCGGTAACAAAATTCCCATATTTCTACTTATTCACGAAGGGCCGGATAACCGACGAAGCAAGAATACCCGTTTTTGCCCTTTCTCGTGCCCGCCATTCGATTTTATGCGGTTGGCTGGTATATTTCCTTGTTTGGATAATAAAACGGCCTAAAATCGCCTTCTTTTGCTATCTTTCGTACTGCATTGCTATTTGTTCGTGAAATTATCTTTTCAACTATCGAGGCAACCAAAGACCACCCCAGCCCCTTATAGGCCCATACGGTTGAATTGTTGAAACGAGTGTAGAGAACTTGCAACGCTATACAAATATTCGTATTACTATAATACGTTTCTTTGTTGCAGGTTTAATTAAATCACAAAAATCAAAATGGAACTAAACGAAATTGTAGCACTACTTGAAACACAGTTTCCGGGCGTGCGAAAAGACGGGCTTAACCAGCTTGCGCGAGTTATCGCCATGCAGGTTAATACCAAGGAAGAAGCTACCGGTATCGTAGGTAAACTTACCGCCGAAGCCGTAGCGAAGTTTGTAGCGGATTGGCGCAAAGACGCGGACGCGGAAATAGACAAAGCGAACAAAACGCGCGAGGACAACCTGCGTAAGAAGTACGACTTTGTAGAAAAGAAACCGGAAGAAGGCGGTACCCCACCCGCACCGGCCGGAACCTTGGACGCTGCAACCGTGCAAGCAATGATTACGAACGCCGTAAAGGAAGCTACTAAGGGCTTGCAGTCCGAAGTAACGAGCCTTCAAAGCGCGGCCGTAACCGCCAACCGCCGGGAAACGCTTGTTAAAGAGCTTGCCGACGTACCCGAAGCCTATAAAGCAAAGGTTCTTAAAGATTTCGACAGAGTAGCCAAACTTGGCGGCTTTGCCGACGAAAACGCCTTTAACGAGTATCTGACCGAAACCAAGAACGACGTAGCAGCCTTCGGCCAAGAGTTGGCAGACCGGGGCCTAAGCCTTCACGAAAAACCGGTACTTGGTTCCCCCAACAAGGACGGAGTAAGCGCGGGCGTAGAAAGCTACATACAGGCAAAGGCCGCAGAAGCCGCAAATAAGGGCTTGGGCGGCAAAGAGGTTTAACGCTAAAAAACTTTCGAAATGCTTAAAATCGACAGGAAAAAGGATAACCGCGTAATTCGTGCGTTTACCCACAAGGTCGCCGACATTCCGAACGGTATTACCGTTTCTGCCGACGACCTTACGCAGAAAGTTCTGCACGAAGGTACGCCGGTTGGCAAAGATGAAAACGGGCTTTATCATGTAGTGAAAGTAGCCGTTCTTACCGACGACGCTACGAACTCCGCTTCCACCTACACCGTAAAGAAAGGCCATAACTTCAAAGTCGGCGACGTGCTTATGCTGGCTCCCGGCGGGGCGGCCTACGCTATTACCGCTATCGCCACAAATAGCGGCGACGGCAGCAAAGACGACCTTACAGTAGGTACAACCCTTGGAGTTGCCGCAAAAGCCGGCGATTCGCTTTACCTCGCAGCCGAGGCCGGGGCTTCGGGGGCAGCCTTCAAATACGCACCGGTAGCCCTTGTGGGCGAAAGTTACGACGTGGACGCGCTTAGCAACCATATCGTAAACGCTTGGACTATTGGGCAGATTCGGGAAAGCAATATCCCGCCTATCGGTGCCGAAGTGAAAGCCAAACTTACCGGTATTCAGTTTATCTAATTTAATCGGGAAAAGTTATGCAAAGGAGCTTAATGATTGGCATTACCGAAAAGGATATGCAGGCTGTAGTTAATACCTACGACCTTAACCCGTATTACTATCCTACCTTGTTCCCTTTGAAGGAGAATTACACGATGACGTGGAAAGCCCTTGAAACGCAGGTAGGGTTAAAGATTGCCGGCGACCTTGTAGCTCGCGGCGCAAGTATCAACAAAAAGACCCGCGAAGCTATTGCGCGTATTCAAGGCGATATTCCGAAGGTGGCTATTAAGCGCACCAAGGACGAAAACGAGCTTAACGAATACGAAATTATGGTCGCCATGACTTCCGCGAACCCCGACCTTCGGGCGTTGGTAGAAGCGTGGGCCGAAGATACGCAATTTTGCTGGGACGGCGTAGCGGCCCGTTTGGAATGGATTGCGTTGCAGTCTATTTCGTTGGGCAAAGTAACGCTTACTAACGAAAACAACAATAGCGTAATTACCGAGTACGACGTAGATTATCAAATCGACGCAACGCAGAAGGTCGGATTTCAGACCGGCTCGGCCGCTTGGAACACCACCGGCGCGAAACCGTTTAGCAAGGACTTTAAGGCTATCGTAGCTAAGGCCAAGAAGAAGGGTATTAGATTGAAGTACGCCTTTATGAACCTTGACACCTTCTCGCTTATGGCTCAGACCGAGGAAGTAGTAAAACTTTCCGCTTCGTTCGCGGCTAACGCCTTGAACATCGCACAAACGCCGAGCTTGGAACAGGTAAACGCAGCTATGAAGGGTTTGGCGTACTTGCGTGGCTTACAGGTCGTAGTTATCGACCAAGATATTACTATTGAGAAGGACGACGGAAGCCGCCCGTTCAGTGGAAACCCGTTTGCCGACGACGTAGTAATGTTCAGCGAAAGCAAGGTACTCGGTTCGACCTATTGGAAGAAGCCGGCCGATATGAACCTTAAAGGTTCCGTAGCAATCAAAGCTATGAACGGACACACCTGCGTAAAGAAGTATTCCACCGAGGAACCTATCGAAGAAGTTACCGTAGGAATTGCAAACGCTTTCCCGGCTTGGCTTTCTTCGGGCCGTTCCTTCCTTATGGACACTTCTAACAGCACCTGGACACACTAACCGGAAAGGGACGGCCGGCAACGGTCGCCCCTATCCTAATACCCTTACCCGATGACTTACAAAGAATGGATTACTAAGACGGTCGGCAAATTCCAGCTATCGGCGGACGACGTGGATTTGATACTTTGCAACCAAAGCGGACTTATCCCCGACCCGGACGCACCGGTAGACGTGCGGAAGGCTAAAACGGCCATTTGCCGAGAGTTTACAACGCTTATCCCCCTTGCCAATATCGGAGAAGGCGGGTATTCCATTAGTTGGAATTGGGACGCTATCAAACTTTGGTATAACGCGACTTGCACGGAATTAGGCATTACGCCGGCCGGCAAGCCCAAAATTCGGAACAAAAGCAACGTATGGTAACGACTTCCTACCAATACCCGCAATACTTGTACGCCTTGCAGCACGACGGCGAAAGCGTCCAATTACCTAACGGTTCTTGGGAAACGCCCGCCGCCGCATGGGAGTTAAAAGCAGTTTGCCGGGAAGAAACCAACGGTAAAGGTTCGACAATTCAGACCGCCGACGGAGAAACCCGCGTATTCGCTTCGCTTATCCAGCTACCGAAAGGTACGGCCAAAATTCCCGAAGGCACGCAGGTAATTGTAACGCGGGAGAAGGTAGACGTTAGCCAGCTTTCGAATACCGAGTTTGTAGAAGCAGCCAAAGCAACGGGCTTAGTTGTAGTAACCGGAACTTGCGAAAAGTTCGACCTCGGCCGGCTTCATTGCCGGTTATGGATTTAACACAAAGAGGTATGCAGAGTATAGAAACCGATGATATTCTTTTTGAGATTCTGAACGCTTCGGCCGAATTGAAAGCGGCCCTTAGCGGCGGAATATTCGTGCAGGGAGAACGGCCGGATAATTCCGGGAAGGAAGACGTAGTAATTAACAACCTATTCCTAAACCACGAAGTACCGCAAACCGGAACTTCAAACGTAAATATCCACGTCCCCGACAAAAAGGAAAGGATAGGCCGAACCGAACAATTTAAGGCGCATAGGGAGCGAATACGCGAACTAACGGCTATTGTTCTATCGGTTCTAAAATCGGCGAACATTACCGGGCTGACTATTCGGGTTTCTACGGAAGCCATAATTAAAGAACCGGGCATTAACGAGCATTACAACAACTTGCGGGTAGAATGGAATATACAACGAACTAATTAAAATTTACGACAATGGCAGCAAAGAAAACTTATACTATCGGTCTTTCCAAGATTGAGGTAGGAGCAATTGCCGAGGACGGCGGTATGGGCGAAACCTTGGACGTATTGGGTTATACCTACCAAGACACCTGCACGATGACGCAGGAAGACCCGGAAACAACCGACCACTACGCCGAAGAAGTGGACGACCCCGTAATAAGCATTAGCCGGGGCGGAAAAACGAACTTCAACTTTTCGATTATGAACCCTTCGGTTACGGTTCTTGCCGACCTTTTGGGCGGCGTAGGTACCCCCGGCACGGGTTCAACGCCGGATAAATGGGAAGCTCCGGATAAAATCCCCGTAGTCGAAAAGTCGGTACGCATTACCCCGGAACAGGGCCTTAAATTCGAGATTCCGCGCATGAAACTCGTAAGTAAGATTAACGCAACTTTCAGTAAAAGCGGTATTCTTCTTATCGAGGTTGCCGGTACCGTATTGCAGCCGACCAAAACGGGAACTAAGAAAATAACCGCTACGCTTATGACCGCCGCAGACGTGCAGGCATAACGCGGGGAAAGCCTTACTTTAACCCGAAAGCCCCCAAATGAAAGTTTCGGGGGCTTTCTTGATTTAACGACGATATGAACGACGATACGATAAGAGAAAAAACGGATTTAGAGTTAGAGCGCGAAGAACTTAACCTTTTGGTAAAGCAAGGTATAAAGTTCAGCGTTACGCATAAAATCCGCCGGCATAAAAAAGGCGTTAAAGGATTCTTCCAACGTCCCGAAGTAATTACGGTAAAGGAAGACTTCGAAATACAGGAACCTACGCTTTCGGTTCTTGACAGACTTAGCGCGATATGGGTAGAAATGGGCTTAGACGAAAAACGGCTTACAGCCGGCGGAACGGAAACCTTGGCGGAAGCGAAGCGCATAGCCAAAGATAACGCCGCACGTATGGCCCGAATAATCGCTATTGCCGTATTGGGCGAAGATTACCACGTTACCGAAGTTTGCGCGGGTGGAAGGGTAAAAAAATACAACGACGATAAGGAGTTAGACCGGCTTACGGCCCTTTTCTTCCACACTATTAAACCTTCCAAATTGGTAGGACTTTCCGAAGCCGTAACCAGCGTAAGCAACTTAGGGGATTTTATAAACTCTATGCGCTTGATGAGCGGCGCAAGAACGACCCAACCGAGGACGGAGCGCATAGAGTAATAGGGCTTAATAGTCCTTACGGCCGCCGGGGTTCGATTTGCGCCCACCTTGGCTGGACTTGGGATTACTTACATCACGGCGTAGCTTGGGCCGTTGTTCAACGGTTGTTAATCGACGCGCCGCGCATGGCCGACGACGAAGACGGCAATACAGCGGGCAACACGACAACCAAGATAACCAGCGAGAACGCCGAAAGTATTTTACAACAAATAAATAGCATTATCCGATGAATATAAAAGGCGGTGCCTTGGAGTTCGATATAATTGCGAATAACGGGCAAATAAATAGCGCATTGGCCGAAACCAAAAGGCGCGTACAGGGTTTCACGGACGCAACCGTAGAAGGCGGCGACCGTATGGAAGCCGCGTACAGAGAAGCCGCCGCACAAATTGAAGCGGCGTTTAAGGATATAGACACTATGGCCGCAATCCATAGTAACGCAATCGCCGACCTTGAAAAAGAGTACGCCCGCTTGGGCGAAGCGGCCGGGGCCGCCTTTATGAAAGGCACCGCCAAGGGGGACGAAGAATATAGGGCATTAACGGCCAAACAACAGGCTATAAAAGACGAAATAGCCCAGCGGAAAGCACTTTTGCAGGAAGTGGCGAACACGGCGGACGCTTTACAGAAAGAAGAACAAACCTTAAACGAGAATAAGGCCAAGGTAGAGCAAAACGCGAAGGCGAAAGGCATGTTACGAACGCAAGTTATGAACCTTAAAAATTCACTTGCGGAAATGGAACAGAACGGGAAGCGTAATACGGACGAATACCGGGCTATGCAGGCGGAATTAGGCCGTTTGGCGGACGCTATGGCCGACGCAAATACGCAGGCTAAAATTATGTCCGACGACTACCAAAATATGAATACCGTATTAGAGGTAATGGGCGGTATAAGCGGGGCTTTTTCGGCCGCGCAGGGTGCGGTAGGACTGTTTGCCGGGGAAAATGAAAACTTGCAAAAGATTATGGTTAAAGTTCAGTCCCTTATGGCTATAACCATAGGCTTACAGCAGGTAGCCAAAACCTTAAACAAGGATTCATATACCCAGCTTGTATTAGTTCGCAAGGCGAAAGAATTACTTACCGTAGCGGAAACGAAGTTTGCTACGGCTTTGGGTATTTCCAACGTAGCGGCAAAGGCGTTAATGGCGACCTTAACCCTTGGCCTTTCAGTAGCGATTACCGCTGCGATAGCCTTAATTTCCAAATTCATATCCAAGAATCGGGAAGCAAAGAAGGCGCAAGAAGAATTTAATAACAAAGTGGTAGAAGCTGCCGCCGAACCGGTTACAGCAATTACCGAGCTTTCCACCGCATGGAACCGGCTGGGTAACGATATGGCCGCTAAAAACAAGTTTATCGAAGACAATAAAGACCGCTTCGAGGACTTGGGATTTTCCATTAAGACGGTTAAAGAAGCGGAAGACTTGTTAGTAGCTAATAAGTCGAAGTTTATAGAAGCCTGCTTAGAACGGGCCAAAGCGTTAGCCGTACAGGAATTGGCCGTAGAGAAATACAAGGAAGTATTAAAAGCCCAGCAGGAATTAGAAGCTACTCCGAAAGCGTATGTATCGAAGAAGGGAACATATAAGGACGGTTACGGCGTAGAGCGTAAAGGCGTTATAATTGAAAAATCCCGCGATTGGAAAAAGGCCGAAGATGCCGTAGCGAAAGCGGAACGGGAATATAACGCCTTGATAAACCAGCAAGTAGAATTTACCGCAAAAGAACGCGAAATTTTGGATTCTATCGGGGGCGGTGCGGATAAAGTGGCGGAAGGCAGTATAGAAGCTCTGGAAAAGACTATTTCAAAGTTGCGTGCAAAGTATAAGGAAGCTACCACCGATAAGGAGCGGGCCGAGTTATTGGCGAAAATCAAAGAACAGGAAGCGTTACTTAAAAAAATGGATTTATCCGGCACGTCTTCTAAGACTACGCAAAAAGACCCGTTTACGGAACAATTGGAAGCCCGGAAAAAGAAATATACGGAGTATTACAATTGGGTAAATTCCAAAGACGAAGTAGTACGCAATGCCGCAAAAGCCGAGTTCGCCGGGTTGCTGAAAGAAGGAAGTAGCTATTTGGATTATTTACAGAAGCAGCGCGACCAGCTTATTAAGGCTATCGGAAGCGGAACGGCCACAAAGACACAAGCCGAAGAATTGCAGAAGCTAAATAACGCCATAGCCAACGAAACGAAGGAAACCGTTTTAGCCGGATTCGAAAAGGAGCTTAAAGAACAACTTTCCGGGGCACGTTCCATTTTGGAAATGGTTAATATCTTGGAAGAAAAGCGTAAGGCTTTGACCGGGGACGGTTCCGACCTTGACAAAGGTAAAAGCGACATTATTAAGAAGCAGCAGGAAGACGTAGAGCAAAAGGCCAAAGACCGGACAAAAGCCCTATTATCCGAATATGCGGACTATTTGGGTAAGAAGATAACCTTTGAAGCCAACTACGCCGAAAATAGCCGCCTTCTTAACGAGCAATTGGCGAAGGCCAAGACGGACGACGAACGCCGTATAGCCTTGGAAGCCTTGGCGAATTTGGAGAAAGAGCGCAAAAAATACGCAAAAAGTTCGGGGAACGAAGACTACGACGCATTGGTAGAGGAATACAAAACATATCAGCAAAAATGCGCCGATATTTCCGCGCAATACGACGAAAAAATAGCATTGGCAACCCAGCAGAATAACGAAGAATTAGTAGCGAAATTGCAGGAAGCCAAGAATAAGGCCCTTTCGTCCGCAGCGTTGCAGGAATTGACCGATTCCGGGGCTTGGGAGCAACTTTTCGGGAACCTCGACGACCTTACTACGGCGCAAATACAGGCCCTTATAGATAAAATCGAAGCGCAAAAGGCCCAATTAGGCGTAGAACTTAACCCGCAAGACTTAGACGTAGTTTTAAGCAAGTTGCGGGAAGCCAAGGACGAAATACAGACCCGCAACCCGTTTAAGGCCCTTTCTACGGCTTTGAAGGACTATAAGAAGGACGCAAGTAAAGCGAACCTATCCGAAGTATTCAAAGGCGTAGGGGCTACGGCCGATTTGGTAAAAGGTTCGTTCGACGCGGTTACGGGTGCTATTGAGAAAATGGGAGGTTCTATGGACGACGAAACCCAAGCTATTTTAGGGGACGTAGGCGGAATTGTGGACGGAATAGGGCAAATGGCACAGGGGTACGCAACTATGAACCCGGCCCAAATGATACAGGGAGCCGTAGGTATGCTAACTTCCGTCTTTGACCTGTTCAACTCCCGCGACCGTAAGGCCGAACGAGCCATTAAGAAACACGCTGCTGCCGTCGAAGAATTGGAACGCGCCTACAAAGCACTTGAACACGCCGTAGATAAGGCGTTAGGCGAATCGGTTTACGATAACCAAAAGGCCCTTATTAACAATATGCGCGAACAACGCGCGCACTTGCGGGCTATGTGGGAAGCGGAAGAAAGCAAGAAAAAAACCGATAGTGGTAAGGTAAACCAATATAAGGAGCAGTACGAAGAATTAGGCCGCCAAATCGAAGACACCATAGCCGAAATTACGGAAAGCGTAACGCAGACTTCGGCAAAGGACTTGGCTACGCAATTGTCCGACGCGATAGCCGAAGCCTACTCCGACGGCTTCAACAGCGACAAAGTAAAAAGCGCGATTGAAAAGGTTACGAACCAGGTATTAGGTAATGCCGTAAAGAACGCCTTAAAAAAACAATTCCTCGAACAGCAGCTACAAAATGCCGTAAAGCAGTTGCAGCGCGATATGGGTTTTAACGATGAAGGCGGCGGTTCCTTCGACGGCTTGACCCCGGAAGAACAGCAACGGTTTAAGGATAGAGTAAAATCAATAGCCCAAGGGTACGCCGAAGCCTTGAAGTTGTACGAAGATTTGTTTAAGGACTTGGACGATAACGGCGACCCTACTACGAGCCTATCCGGTGCAATTAAGGGAGCCAGCCAAGAAAGTATAGATTTATTGGCCGGACAAACGAACGCCGTACGTGTAAACCAAGTGCAGGAAATAGAAATCTTGCGCCAGCAGCTTATACACCTTGCCAACATCGACGGCAAATTAAGCGTATCGAACCGGCACCTTGAACAGATAGAAAAGAATACTTCGGGAAGCGCGTCCGACCCGTTACGGGCGCAAGGAATAACAATGTAGCGATATGGAAGTAAATAAACGATTGGCCCGCGACGCCAAAAAGAAAGGCATTTGCGAAGAATGGTACGGCCGCCTTATAGATACCAAAGGGAAAGACGAACTTATTAAAATGTACCTTGAAGGTATCGACTTTTGCCTAAGCAACGAGTACCCCAGCAACGAATTTATACGCCAGCACTTCGTAGGTACTTGCGAAGCCTACGGCGTGTTCCTCGACCAAGCTATTACGGCAGGAAACTTCCGGCACGTAGTAGCCCTTGGCCGTTGCGAGGGTACCGCCACTTACGACGGTTGGAACGTAGGGCAGGTATTCGCAAAGCACCAAAGCCGGTTAAAGGTTCTTGCTACCGGTAATTCCTTCGTAATGGTAGACGTATTCGACGATACCACCGTAGAAGTAGAAGCACGGGATAACGCGAAGATTTGCGTAAACCACTACGGCGGGAACTTGACGACTACCACCGGCGACGGCGAAGGTAACGCGATAATAAAAGTTATTCGAAAAACGACTAAAACGTATTGATATGGCAGACGAAAGTAACATTATCCTAAATATGCCCTTCGATGAAGCGGCCGGTTCTACCATTGCTTACGATTACAGCAAGACACGGGCGGACGGTACGGTAGTAGAAGCAGATTTTACCGGCGGAAAGCAAGGCAATTGTATAAAGTTCGACGGTAACGGGCATTGCGATATAGACAAAAACGTAATTCCCCTTACCGGGAACTTTACCCTGCTTGCCTGGTTGAAGCGTTCAGCCTTCCCGGACGGCTTTACAGGTAAGCGTATCGGATTCTTTGCCCGCTGGGAAGCCATAGAAGGTTATACGGAAGCGTGGTTTAACCTTGCGGCCGATACTTGGGGCTATTGGGCTATCGTCAAAGAGGGCCTAACAATCCGCATTTACCTTGATACGGCATTGGTGCAGACCATTACGCTACCCGCCCAGCCTACCGGTTTCGCTATCCTGCAAGACATCTATACGACCGCCAACGGGTACGGTTGTATCGACGAAGTTAAGGTATATAATACCGCCTTGCCGCAGGAAGAAATTACCGAAAGTATTGCTACGGTGGCGCAATTGGCTTACAGTATAGACGGAACCGATTTTAAGGCTTGGGATATTTATGTAAGCGAAAGTAACGGCCTTCTTGACCGTCCCAAAATGAAAACCCCGGTTTCCGTTGATTGGCCGGATTATCACGGGGAGATAGTAGACCTTGAAAACAAGATACTGCAACCCCGCGAAATAGCCCTTAATTGCTTTATGAAAGCGAACGGGAAGGTAGACTTTGTTACGAAGCTAAACGACTTCTTGGACGTATTCAACCGGCCCAACACCCAGCGGCTTATGGTAGATATACACCCTACGAAACCGTTGCTTTACGAAGTCTATAACGAGAACGGGGTAGCCATTAACAAACGTTGGAACGACGACCTTATGGTAGGAACCTTTACCTTGAAATTGAAGGAACCCGACCCGGTAAAGCGTATCGTACGGCACCAGCGTTTAAGCAATGATACGAAAACGCTAACGATTACCCTAACCAGCAAGAAGGCGGTTACTATCTTTTGGGGCGACGGAACCCAAACGAACGACGTTTACGGAACCGACGTAACAGCGAGTCACGAATACACGACCGACGGAATTTTTTACGCCATTGTCGCCGGAGTTATCGAAGAAATAGAAAGTTTCACTACTAACGGTATTATCGTATGGAACAAATTATAGTAAGACACCCGGACGGGACTACGGCCCTATTGACTTCGCGGGCGCGTAAGTCCGGAGTTACCAAGGCCGAACAAAGTATTACGCTGTTAGGGGCGGATACGGTGGCGATAACCGTAAAAAGTGCCACGCCCTTAACCTTCCACTTGGGCGACCAAATAGACGTTTACGGGAAGACTTATACCCTTAACCAGCTTCCGGGCATTAAGAAGACCGGAAACCGGAATTTCGAATATACCCTTACTTTCGAAGGCGTACAGTACGAGTTAATCGACGTGCAATTTTTGTTACCGGACGATACCGTATTAGATAGCTTTACGGGCGATTTAGAAGACTTCTTAGGTATTCTTATCGGGAACCTTACCCGCGTATATCCGGGTAAATGGGTGTTAGGCGTTTATCCGGCCAATACGGAGTATAAAACGCTTACCTATACGGAAAAGAATTGTTTGGAAGTGTTGCAAGACCTTTGCGAACAGTACAGCACCGAATTTGAGATTACCCAAGCTAACGGCGTTCGTACGCTCAATATCAAAACGGCCGGGGTAAACTTCCCCTATACCTTCCGGTACGGACGTACCGGCGGGCTTTACGAATTAACGCGCCAAAACATCAATTCCAAGAACGTAGTTACCCGGCTATACGTCTACGGCGGTAGTAGCAACCTTGGGGACAAATACCGTTATACCCGTCTTTGTCTTCCGGGCAAAGCTAAAAACGCTTCCTACATCGAGGACGCGGCCGCTATTGCGGCTTACGGGTTGAAGGAGAATACAAAGATATTCGACGACATCAGACCCGAACGCTACGGCGAAGTAACAGCCGCCGGAAGCGCGTATTATGCTTTTAAGGACGCTACTATGAACTTCGACCTTAACGAAAAGGATAGCGCGGGTAATACAAAGTGGCTTATCGACGGAGCTACTGCAAAGGTAAAGTTCACTACCGGAAACTTGGCCGGCTATGAATTTGACATACACAAGTACGACCACGCGACGAAGGAAATACAGGTAGTACCGTTCACGGACGAAAACGGCATGAAGTTCCCCAGCGAAACAAGTGCGGCGTTTCAGTTCGGCGTAGGCGATAAGTATTTCTTCACGGATATAAATTTGCCGGACACTTACAAGACCGACGCGGAAAACAAACTCCTTGCGGAAGGCAACAAGGCAATAACCGAATACAGCCAGCCGCAAGTACAGTACGGGTTAAGTATCGACGAAAATTTTATACGTCAGTTCGCCGGCGAACTGACCGTAGTAAACCTTTTTGCCGTCGGCGATTATATCCCAGTGGAAGATGAAGACATAGGCGTAAACAAATCGGTACGAATTACGGCCTTTACGCGCGATTTGCTGCGGGAATACAAGTATAATATAACCTTGGGCGACAGCGTAACCAAAACGACGATAACCCGCGTTATCGAAGACTTGCAGAAAATCGACAATGTTATAGAGATAAACGACCTTGCCGACCCGTCGAAGGCCCGCCGCAATTGGAAAGCCAGCCAAGAAGTATTAGCTAATGTTTTCGACCCCGAAGGACACTATTACAGCGAGAAGATAAAGCC